GTTGGATTGCCCGCTACAGTGGAACCGTAAAGTGCTGGTGTCCATGTCCCGCTAGATACCTGCGGGTAATTCCCCGCCTCCACCCCGCCAAGAGCAAGGGCGTTGTTTGCTGCGCCTCCTGTGCCATCTGCTTTACTTAATATTGCCGTAAGGATGCGTTGTTCTAAATCGTTAAGCGCAACGTCACTTACTAGATCTCCATCGGCAACAATCTCCCCCTCTGCCCGCTGTACGTCAAACACTCCATTTTCTCCGGTGGGTATAAGCCTGATCCTGCCGGGATATTGTACGCTGCGCCCAACCCATGTTTTAGGCGTAAATGCCATTTCATCAACCCCTTATCCATAAAATCCATAATTTTTATTTGCGTTTATCATAGAGTTTACTTTAGCTATGACGGTCGCTAAATCTGCGGACGTACTAAGCGTAGATATGCTTGCTCTGCTGACTGATGTTGTCTGCCCAAAAAAAGCAATATAACTGCCTGTGTGGCGACCAGAAAAATTAGTTGCTGTTGTTGCACTACTGGCGCTTGAAGCAGTAGTTGCGCTATCCGCAGTAGTTGCGTGATCTGCCGAAACTGCGCTAACAGCTTTTTGCACTACCTGTCCGCCGGAATTTAGCGTTGCCACTCCATTAGCCACACCTTTTTCCGATGCTGGAATATACTCTATCGGAGCTGTTGGTGCTCCGATAGAGCCTAACACGATGTAAGTACCGCTGATGTTGAGCATTACAACTCGATCGCCTAATGTTGGGTGATAGCTTTGCACTACGGTATAATTCTTATCGCTTGCGGTATCTTCACCCTCAAACTGCACTGATACCCCGCCGCTGTCTATTGCGGTTATTGATGCCAGTCGATAAGGTGTATCTGTCATAAATTCACCAACTTTTTAGCTTTATGTGTCATGGACGTACTGTCCAGATCGATCTCCCAGCTTATTTCGCTGAGAATACCGTTGTACTCCGGGATGTCAATCGCGCATACGTCAAACAGGCCGTGATCTGCCTCTACCGCCGTGTTAAAAGAGATTGTTTCTATGCCCTGCATCGCTTCAAACGCCGCTTTATTCACGGCATTTTGTAAGTCGGTCTGAGTGGCGATATTATCAAAGGTAAGCACCTCAACTTTGCGCTGGCCGGTATATACCGTGGAGGTTTTGCTCATGGGGTTGTCATTGGTAAATGTGGCGACAAACGAAGTCTCTAAATCCGGATTAGACACAACCGCGATCCAGATATTCGGAATCTCAAAAAAGTTGCTTTCCACGCTGGTCCCCGGCTCTATGATGCTCGCTTGGCCTGATTGATAGATATGATCGATATTGCTTGCACTTGGTGTCTCGTAGCGAGTGAGACGCGCTGTACCGTTTAAATCGATATACAGATCATTAAAACTCATTTCCGACAGCAATTGATTCACGATTTTAATTTTTGATGTACCGATATCCCAATCGTCGCGGTCAGATTGCAAAACAGCGTCTGAAGCATCGGCTACAATTTTTGTGATCCCGCAGGAAATCAAAACACCTTGTATCGCTATCAGATACAAGGTGCCTGATTTTAAATTGAGTCGTTCTGTGAGTTTATCATTTTTTGCAAGGATTGAGAGATCATACGCCTCAAACTTTTTCAATGTTTCTCCACCGTCTGTCATATCCTGCACATACTGAGGGAGATAAGTGCCAAGCGGGTATTCCTGCCCGTCGTCAATCAGTACGGGCCGCAGGCGGTGCTTATACCAATCTATTGCGGCGCTCGCGCGGGATGTGCCGGTCATGGACATTTTTACGTCTGCCGCTGTGCCGTCAAAACTGATCGATACTTCTTTCGCGGGCAGCTCTCCTATCTTTATTTCACCGTTCAGTATGTCAAGGCGATAACTCAGTTGCCGCGTGCCACCACTATACATAATCGATCGCCTCCGTATAGTCATGTACCATCACCGTAAACGATACGCTCACTGTCTCGCGCAGCACCTTGGTTATATTTGTACCCTGCGCAATCCCGCGGATGATCGTGCCGTCGCTGTAGCGGAGCAGCAGAGATTTTCCCGCGCTTATCCACGCATCAAGCTTGGCATAATTATCTCGCGACATAGCGTATTCCAGCGTCCACGTCGTCGCGTAATGCTCCGTAATGTCATAGACTGGCTGCGGCCTGCCGCTAAAATAGTGCTGGTTATAGCCCTTTGTAAGCTGCTTTTGTGGCTGCGGCTTGCTGTCGAAGCGATAGGTCAGCGGGATAAATTCTGCGGGGTTATCCGCTGCAGCCATCACGCCATATTTAATCCTTGGCGCAGCATATGCCGCTGGCGAATCATAATAATTGCCGTCTTTTACAACTCGCAACACGTATTCAGATGGGCCTGCCGACGCATAGTCAATGTAGCTTGCGCCGTCAAGCTTTGCAATCGGCACGCCGTTACGGAGCAAATAATGCTCCCCGGTTGCCGCCTGCGGCTCATGCGCTGCGTAAAACTCCCCTACATAGCACTCGTTAAGATAGACGGCATCCTGCACATCAGGCAAGCCTAAATCTATCCTAACGCCGCCAGAAACGCTTGTTGCGGTTATAATATCCTCTCCGCTGATCGGTACGTTTTTTACGCTGACGTTGGCGGTAGCATACTCGCTCCATAATCCTTGCGAGTTTTGCACCCGCAGTTTAATGGTGTATGCTCCGTCCGGCAGGTAACCAGGGTAAGTGTACGATTTATCGATACCAAACCGGTAAATCTTTTCTGCGCCTATTGTTAGTTCATAGGCCTGCTGCCCTGACGATTGCCACGCTATAGCCATTTTAGGCAGTGTGGAAATACTCATAATAATAGGCGTTTGTGGTCGAGCCTGTACGATATTAGTTGTGCTCTCTGCGTAGGCCCCGGGGGCATTATCCGTGTTATAGGTTCTCACGCGCCAGACAAAGCTACCGGCTTCCAGAGTGTTTGCGGGTATGGTGTCTGTGTTTGCCGCTGAAACAACGTGAGATTTAAACGATACCCAGCCCCCGGATTGCTTATAATCAATGTCATAAGCATACTGCGTTGACCCGGTATCAATATCGTGCGCCCACGACAGTGTAATCGGAGACGCAGCATCCAGGTAAGAGGATTGCGGGGATTTAATGACCGGAGCGTTTGGAATGGCATCTATTGTGGTAAACGCAGACCATTCAGACCAATTCGTGTCGCCGCCATCTGTTTGAACTTTTGCTCTCCATTCATAATTTTTATTGTTTTGAACAACGCTGCTTGGCACACTCCAATCTAAACGACTGGTTCCATTTAGGTTTTGGTTAATGCTGACTTGATATTGCGCTGTAGTTCCAGAAACAATTTCTTTTATTTCATAAATGATCTTTTGTGCAATAGGAGCGGAAAAAAAATAAGATGTGTCGAACAAAACCGAAAAAGTGTTAGATGTTGAAGGGTTTACAAATCCTCCTGAATTTGGAAGCGTAGAAGTAATCTCAATTACCCCATCTGAGAAATCAATCGATGCGTTAATATCTCCATCTTCTATGATCAGTGTGTATAAACCGCCACTTGGAAGATCATTAGATTCGACATCACTTCCAAGTTCAAATCCTATAAAAAACAAATCCAATAAACTTTTGCTGGAAACATCTCCATATTTTCCGGTATATCCTGCAAAAAAAGGTGTAACCTCTATTTCAAAAACAGGAGTATATTTTCTACTCGGTTGTCCGGAAACAGGAGTAAAGGTTTTGGACTTAAACATTACATCCAAAACACCGTTAGATGGTCTGTTATTCCATGTAGTGCCACTGGAAAATGTTTGGTTTAACCAAGAAAACGACCCCCCACAAGTGACCGTAACAGTTGATTCTACCCAAATATTAATAAATCCAGCAACATTAAATGTAATGCTTTTTACAGATTTTTTTAAGTATTGCGACGGTATATCGGATAACTGGAATTTAAATAATGTTTTATCATCTCTTCCCCATCTAAAAGGCGATGATTCATCCAAGGTTTCGTTTGGATTATCACTGTATATAGTCCCTATCACTCTTGGGCTTATTGTTACAATTGCCACTTACTGTGTCACCCCCTGCACGCCCCAGCGCCGCTGATTTTTTGCCATCCTCACAATATCATTAAATTCCTGCACGTTTTTAGCGTCGATAGTGATGTAGTACGTATCCCCACCGACCTGCGGGTATGTCCCGTGAGGATATACCCTGCTGCCGCGGGGTAGATCAACGATTTCGGGGCCTTCTTCGCCGACGATTGCGCGGCCGCCGGGGTGATAGGTCGTCCCTTTAGCGTAAGCGGGGATTTTGTTATAAGCGCCTCGGGTAGATACGTTATTTACTTGGCCGTTGATTTTCCCGACACTGTTCCCAATACTTGCAAAAGTGCTCTGTATTTCTCCAGATTTTCCAATAATAACAGCGATAATAGCCGCGAGAGCGACTAAAGCAGCAACAACTGCAAGTATCTTAATTTTTGTCGTATCCATGGAGCCATCTGCCAACTTAAAAAATCCGGTAATCGCGTTGCCGGTTGCAGTAAGTTCTTTGATCGTTTTTACCGTAAGCACAATAGAGGCTATGATTCCCGCAAGCACCACTGTTGTCTGCAGTACAGGAGTAGGGATTTTTCCAAATGCTTCAAACACAGACGTAAGGACAGGCAAAAGCGCAGTGGCCATAGAGTTTTTTGTTGATTCAAGGGATTTGTTCCAGCGGACCATAGCGTCATCCAAATCGTTGAATTTGTCTATGGTGTCCTTATCCATCACGTATCCCATGTTTTGAGCTTCTGCGGCATATCCTTTGATGTTGTCGCTGCCCTCAAGGATAAGGTTGTTTAAAGACATAGCTGACTTCCCAAAGATTGCCATTGATAAAGCGTCACGGTCGGTTTCGTTTTTTACCTTGCCGAGCGCATCAATTGTTTTATAAAAAACCGTCTCGCTGTCTTTCAGCTGCCCATTGCTGTTTTTGATGCTGACACGCAGTTCTTTAAACGCCTCCGCTGCGTCGCCCGTTCCGCTGCGGGCTATGTCCATGTTTTTTGTCATTTTGGCGATCGACGACCCAATATCTTCTGCCGACACCTCCAAAAACTCAGCGGCATAGTTCAGTTCTTGGATTTTCTCGACAGACATACCGGTTTTGTGGGAAAGTTCATCTATTTCTCCGGCGACATCCTTTGTGTTCATTGTAGTTCTATATAGCGCGGTTGTGATTCCAACGAGCACCCCTGTAAGGGCAGCCCCGCTCTTTGATACCCCGTCTAATTTGCTTATCATCCCATCAAAGGCAGGGGGGATATCCAGTCCGGCAACATTCGCCAGTCCACGAACCGCATCCCCTAAAGAGGACGTTCCTTTTTCTGCGTTTTTCAAAGCCTCTTCGTTCTCTTCAAGGTTTTTATTCATAGTGATTAATTTAGCTTCGGCGTTGTTAAGCTGGGCCTGCCAGCTCATAGTGCGCTTGTCTGCCTCGCCGTATTCTCGCGCTGATTCATTCAGGGCGGCTTTAAGCGTTTCCACGCGCTCGGTTTGGGTGTAAATCGCTTTTTGTAAAGCCTCGTTTCTGGCGGTAAGGGCTTGCATGGATTTATCGTTTTTATCGTACTCGGCTGTAACTTTGGCAATTTCGGATTGGTTGACCTTAAATCCGCGCTCAATTTCAGCAAGCGAGCGCTTAAATTCAGCCTGACCAACTATTTCAATTTTGGGGCCAATTGAAGTTTCACCAGCCATTTAACCACCAACTTTCTAAATTTGCGCACAGAAAAACCGCCTCCCAAAGAAGCGGTTTGTATCCAGTATGTTTTAAGAAATGTCTGTTGATATTTCTATATATTGTTCTTTTTCTGTATCATATTTTCCTTTTACCGCATAGCTGTTTTTTAACATAACGCCCATAGCGTTTTGGGATTGTACGCTGCCTTTTACTGTAAAAGTATTATCTGATTCGTTCAATAAAACTTTATAGTCCGAATCTTCAGAAGGAAACTCAGCGGACGTTGGAGACGCTAGATACTCTTTGACAACTTGCTTGGAAAAAGTAACCAATAGCCCGGGGTCAAGCGGGTCTTTAGTTTTTTCCTTGCTTGGTGAAATAACGCTCAACACAATAATGATAATTACACCAACGGCTATCATGCAGCCAACCACTTTCAAAACATTGGTTAAAATCTTATTGATTTGTTTATTTTTTTCTTCCATTTCGACGCCCTCCTTTAAATCCCATATTATAGCATTTATTGGAGGGTGTCAATGTCTGTTTGCTTTGCGCCATGGAACTTGCAATACTCGTCGTACTGTTCCAAAAGTTCCTTAACCGTAAGATACCGGCTTTCTCTGCGGGTATACCGCAGCAGAGTTACCGCCCAAAAATCCAGCCGAGAAAATGAGATTAGTTCGCCACTTACGTCGTCTGCATCAAACTCGCTACTGTCATCAAATCCTCGGCTGTCACGTTTCCCGTATCACCCAAACTCTCATTAAAGGCATCAACTACCGCTTGGGAGATTTTCCCACTTTTAAAATCCCCCATAGTTAGCAGCATGCCTGCCTGCTGTGGAGTAATCTTTTTTGCGATTCCGTTGGTTAAGTACGCTTCGTACTCCGCGCCCTCACTAACCAGCAAAGATATAAGCCATGACATTTCTTTTAAATCGGAGAGTCTTTCCCCAAGCGCGGAAATACCGCCAACATCTTTATACCGTTCCTGCACCGCTTGCATCACGTTGAGGTCAAACAAAATCGGGTACTCTTTATTGCGCAGTGTGATTTTTTGCATAATTAGGCCTCCGTAGTAAAGCTGATCACAGCACTCATGTTCTGTGCATAAGCATCCGTCACATCAAGCACAACCAAATATTCTGTAGACGCAGCAAGAGCGGTGGCGGGTGTAATTGTGAGCGCCTTTTTTGTTCCGTTGAAAGCCTTTGTCGCGGATACAACAGCGTTTGTGCTGGCGTTTACCAAAGTCGCGTTGCCATGGTCTATCACATTGCTAAAGGTAATGACAATAGGGTCTGTTTTGCTTGCGCCGGTAGCGCCGTTAACGGGAACGCTGGTCTGTGTAAAGGCGGGTATTTCTCCACCGATATTTACCTGCGCGTTCAAAAAAGAGACAGCCTCGGCCTGTGTGGCAAAGGTTTTCCGCAGCCGCCAAGCGCCATCTTTGTCCCTCATAATAGTTCCGTTGAGTGTAGCTGACCCAAAAGTGATAGACGCACCTTTTGTTGCTGCCTCAGTATTAGGGGGAGCAAACTTCACGCGCGGATAAATAACAACGCGAAAACTTTTCACGTTGTTCAGCAGATGTGCCTCAATGTATCCCAGCCGCACATAAGGCGCATTATCATCGCCGTGTGAAATAAATACACCATCGTCTGTAATTTCGCTGCCCAGCAAATCGGCTTCTGCACTGTCAATAAGGTCGTTTAGCTCCAACGCTACAGTTCCGCTGGTAAATTCTGCGGCTGTTTCAGCTACGCCGTCATCTGCGTACTGCATGACAGCATCAGCACTGATTGTGGTGTTTACTCCAATTGCCTTACCGGCAACAGCGCCAGGGGAAAGCACTTCATTTTCCGATCCATCCGGATTTTGTGTCACTGTAACCTTGCAATATTTAGGGTATCTCGCCCCGATTCTTGCCATATGTTATTTACCTCCGTTCGTTTTTTCTATAAATTTATCTACAACCGCGCCCATGGCGGCATTAGCTTTTTTACGGCTACGGGTTATTGCCGGACGAACAAAAGGGGTTTTAGCACGCACAGACGACCCGCTTTCTATCGCACGGGCGATCATTTGATTAGGCAACCCCTTGGGATACTTTTTAGTTGGTTTTGTGCCATATCCATCAAAGCCGACCTTTGTATTCCAATTTCCGGTATCATCAACGTCAATAGGAGCCACGCCTAAGCTGTCAGCTAAATCCTGCTGTTGTTCCTCCGGAACTCCGGTAAAAATATCGCCATCCCGCAAATACCTAAACGTATCAGTAGGTAAAGACAGAAGCCGGTCGCGGACTTCCTTTACCACTATTCCGGCTCCTGTGTAAACAGCACTTTTGCAGGCTTTATCCAGTTCTTTCCCTTGTAGTTTTTTCAATTGGTTAACAAAAGCGTCACCCTTAAGCATGGTCATTCGCGCCAATTCTCTACCTCCCACACCCACTCATAATGCGTGTAGCCTGTGTCATCCTCATACTGGACACTGTTAAGCGACCACGCAATATCAATGCCATTTAGGGCATCTTGGATAGCTTTAAAAAACGGATCGTTTTCCTGCTTGGTAAACAGATCAACCGTGCCTGTTATTACCTGCTCTGCCATGTGATCATCACCATACTGCCCGTGCCCGCCGTCCTCTGCCCAAACAATATACCGATCTGTTTTTTTAAACGCCTCGTAATGGCCTACATTATTGGTAACCGTCAACAAAGCGTCCCGTATCGTATC